GAGGTGGTGCGACGTTTTGGCACAGCTCATTGTCAAATACCCCCACCTAATCCAAGGAGACCATAAATGGTGGGACTTTTGTCACACCGCCTTGGATCACGAGCTCGCTCGTCACGACATTCTCCGGGCCATTCACATTTACTTCCCCGAATCTGATTCCCCGAGAAGACAAATTATCCGTCGCCGACTTCTTGAAGTTATTCAAGACCCCAACGTCTCTGTCGCCCGGATATTGATCGAGTTCGCCAACATCCTCCCCACTGGCAACCCGATCTGCGCTTCCTACAATAGCATCATCAATTGCAACCAAATTTACCTTGCTTTTTGTTTCACGTTCACTGATGAACACAAGAGGCTTTTTGGAAAGAAGAGCGAGTTACCTGAAGGTATGACCCACCTTCAGCTTTTCTGTCAACTCTACTCGCTCCATGTATATGGTGATGACTTTGCTCTTTTGGCCACTGAAAAGGCACGTTCTTACATTCTCACGTGCACTCATCTGGCCATCATCAAAAGCGCTCTCTTCGGAACGGACCTTACTAGTCCTGATAAACACACCCCTCTTCCTGAGTGGTACCGTTCCGATGAGTGGTCGTTCCTCAAGCGGTTTATCCTTCAAACCCCCGCTGGTGGTTCCTTCCCTTCCACTATCTCAAACCCGCTTGAGTTGGACTCGCTCACCCGTCCACTTGATTTCACTTTCGACCCTTCCCCTACTGGGATGATAAGTGTTCTCACGAACGCCCTATATGAACTCTTCGCCTATGGCGACCTCGCATTTGAAGAGTCACGAAAGACCTTTGTCGCCTATCTTGAGGAGAGAAACGTCATAAATGCAGACCAACTCCTCCCGACGCTTGAAAAAGCGGTCGAATCAACTAAGACCGCTGGCCCCATGCGCTGGAAGTATGACTATCTTACTCACATCACGGGGGGAGTCGCCCATCCTCAAATGGCTGCCGTTCAAGCCAAAGCGATTCCCACCCCTGAACCCTCTGATGGTGTCGTGTCCACAATGACCACCGTCGCAGAGACTGAGCCCATCATCGAGGTCGAATCTCATGACCTTGAAGATGAATCCGGCAAGCACTCCCATCGAGACTATTATGCCATGTTCAAAGGCAGAATGGCCCCCCACGTTTTTATTCCTGACAAGTCCATTGTCGAACGTTGGGCCACATGTGGTGCCTTCAACTGGACCACATCCTCGAACTGGGCCGCCGGTGCTTTGCTCACTCTCAACCTGCCCTATGACGTTATGAACAGCGGTTTGCTTCTGAACCACATTGAGTACTTCCAATCTGCACGGTACTCATGCATCCGCTTCCAATTACGTATAACCACAACGCAAAACTACGCTGGCATCATGTGGATTTACTTTCTTCCTAACGACGACAGTAGCCACACAACTTATGACGCAGATCAGTCCACTGCTGCCCATGCCCTTATTGCCATCGTTGACGCCAGCGTTGACACGAATGTCGACTTCGAGATTCCATGGGTTTGCCCTTACCCGTGGATCCGCAAATCTGTTCTTGATCAATACCCAGCTATCAACGGACGGCTGGTTTTCCGGACTGCTGTACAACCGTGGTCATCCTCGATTAACCCGGTGACCTCCATGCATTGCCATGTCCAAGCCATGATCAAGGACCTCGAACTTTCGATGCCCGACTCGTCCAGCGCCCTCCCTCTCGCTGTTCGTAAACGCGTCTCTCTTGCCCCAACCATCCCTGTTAAGAAAGGTGGTTCCGCTCACTTCCAGATGTCCGCCAAACCCGCAACTGGCGGAAAGAAAGACGACGCCGCGGCCACGCTTGCCCGTATTGGCAGCATGATACCCGGTGTCGGAAAAGAAGGCGGCAAAAAGACGCAAACGAAGAAGGAGAAACCCACCAAAGAACAAACCGACAAAGCTGTCAAAGGCGTCGTCGCAGTTGAGTCGCGTAAAAGACTCGGCGACACTATTCCAATTATCGGCGATCTTGTCGATTTTGGCATGGACTTTATTGGTGGTGCGATCAATCTTGGCGGCCAGGCGATTACTGCCGTGGGCCCTGCCATTGAGCCTGTTCTTAAGGCTCTTCCTGCGATAATTCCTTTGCTTGATAAACCAACAGACATTGCGAAATCGTCTGCAACCCATGATGAAGGCACCCTCTCACTCGTACACGGTGATGGCCTCTTCTACGGTGCAAGCTTATCGCTCGCTCGCAAAGCAACCATGGCGATGGTTGCTGGCGGAAACTGGGATCTCAAACGACTTGCTGAGCTCCCCAACTATTTGACAACATACACCTTCAATTCCGCCACAGCTTATAAGGCGCAGATCTTTGCGCTTAGCTTCGACCCTCGCACTCTTGCGAATGCAAGTCAATCTGGAGCAGGCCCATACACAATTACCACAACAGCTAATTGGGCCTACTCCATTGCTCGACTGTACAAGTTTTATATGACAGCCTGGCGCGTCCTTTTGTATTTCGCGACCACAAGTGTCACGACAGGACGCGTTCGGCTTATTTGGAACGCCCCTGCGTCGGCTGATCCTGCCGACCCAGAAACGGACGGTGGTGATATGTACTCTATAATCATCAACATCCGTGGCTCCACCAAAGTTAAGCTCGAGCTCTACCCGCAGACCAGTATGCTATTCTGCGCTGTCCCCCCGATCAATAACGGGAACCAAAGCGCAGGTCTGCAGTCCACAGGCAAGCTGTACGCTTATTGCATCAACCCCGCTGCAATTCCTGACAGCAGCGGATCTAGTGCACAGATTGCCATTCAGGCCTTCACAGCCATGAAAAACCCTCAGTTCTGGGAATGGTGTGGCCCTTCCAACCAAGCAGCAGGCGTGGCGCCCGAAATGCCAAAACCTGCCGCTCATGTCAAATACTTCTCGTATAAAGAAGACGAACCACCTGCTTTTTGGGAGAAGATGTCCCCCGAAGAAATCTCGCTTTTCCGTGCGCAACAACAGATTCGCGCTAGCGAGGCCTCAAAAGTCGTCTTCCGTCCCACGGTGGTTGAAGGAACCCATATCGCTAAGCCCCAAATGGATGTGAAAGCCGAGTTTCTCAATGATGAGGGCTGGATCCCAATCGGTGATGCACGCCGTATGACCATTCCAGACCACGTCGGTGGCGCACCTGAAATTACAGAGGTGCAACATATTCTCAAGCGATTTTTTTTCGTCGTTGCCCTAGCAGCCAACCAGAACCTCAATATGGCCCGTATAGATTCAGGTGTTTCCTACCACTCTGCAGTGCTTTCACTCATTGCGTCTTGGTTCCTCGGCTGGTCCGGAACAATACGTTACGCCGCAGAGAATTACGGCAACACATCTGGCTACCATGGTTTTGTGAAAGGCTGGGGCTCAACCGTCCCGACAATCGCTACCGCCGCTGCATTTGAAGGCGGCTGCCACCGGTGCTCTTTAAAGACACCCCTCGTCCAGGTCGAGTACCCATACGTCCGACCTTGGCTCTATGACTTCACCGTCCCGAATAGCATCAACGTAGGATTTTATTCAGCCACAGCATATCCAGCGCTGAACTACGTCGCTACTTCATTTACGAACGGCATGCTTTCCGAAGCCGTTGGTGAAGATTTCGCTCTCTACTATCCAATGTCCCCAGGCAGTCTTTCACAGACTAGCTCGGTGGCTTAGTGACTTGGACCCCTAGCCCTGACGTTCCTAGGGGGCTCATTTTATATCCCTATATTTAAAAGAACCCGTCGTACCATGCTTAAATTAGTAAATACAAACAAATAAATGCATGTGTCTCCCCTGCTAAGCAGGCTAATCGCAATATCTATGACAGGCGGGCTGCGATTTTAAATGTAAAACCCTGCATCAATTTTGATGTAGGATAGAAC